GCCTTGTGTAACGGTCCGGAGCTTCCGCTCCATACGGATCAGTTCAGTCAGTTCAGAAACTCTTTCGAGTTGAGAGAATTGACCAAGAATATGATTAGATTTTCTAATCATATGAGGATTATCAAAGACTACAGGCGGAGTTTCCCCATCATCGATAAGATGAAGAAGATACTCAACATTTGGCAACATTTGCATAGGATAATCCCTTACGGGATACCTAAACAATTGAGCCAATAACTCCTGTACCTCCTGGTCGGAGGCAAGATGAGGATCAACACCCTCATTATTGATCGATACCCATCTGCTGTTATACAGTAGAGTATTGATCAGGGATGTCTTTGATGCGTAGGTTCTAACCCGAGAACTTTCTTTCTCGAAGGCCTCAATGAATGGACTTAGGCGATCATAATATGATAGCCCAAGTGGATTCCATCCAAACCCCCATGGTTCCGGAATAGATCCGAGTACTTTTAGCACACGTCTCTGTCGTCTCCTAAAGAGAGGAAGAGATCGTGGACCAAGGTTTCTCGCAACGTCAATGAACGAATTGTCACCGCGGCCACCCCATTTATATCCACGAAGGACATAATTTGGGAAGATGATCCGGCCAGCAAATTCGGCTAGACGACTAGAGACCAAAGACTTTTCAGGACTAATCGGTACACCTAAGATCCTCATTGTATGAGAATACAGTTTGGACACCTCATCATCAAAGATGACTAGGTCATCACCGAGTATTCTGAATAAGAATGGTTTGCCTAAAGTCACACAGATCCCTTGAAGAATCATGTTGTGAGTCCAGGCCAAAAAAGCAAATGAAGTTTTCACTCCAAGTGGCTGACCAACCTTCCAATGAAGGCGGATCACACCGCCTGGTTCGTCATAAGACTCATGAGGAACATTCGTTAATTGTTCCTTTTGAACTACTCTCTCCTTCAAGGGAGGGAGCTCATCAGCTCTGACGTTCCAGTCACCGTGTGAAACCTCTGTTGAGAAGTCTCTCCACAATTTCGGTACACCAAGCTTACCCATAATATGGTCCGCAAGGGCCATCGGTAAATGATCAGTTGCATTCGATAAATCGAAGCAGTGAGAAGTCTTCCCTTCCATTAACATGGATTGGGCAAACCGAACGCCTTCATCTTGATCGAACGTGCAGTCAGTTTTGACTTCACGTAACGTCGAATAAAGGTAATCTGCTAGAGGCTCGAGAGCCTGCTGATAACACCTGAATGGATTGGCTACAAACCGAAGTTTATAACCAGGATCCTGAATCCAGGATATACCACCCACAAGCGGTTTATTGCTTGAAGCAGTGTCAATTGTTGTTACTGCAGAGGTATACTCCCAGTAAGGTTCAGATCCGCGGATAACGCCTTGAAAGATCTGCCAGTACCTTTTGGTAAAGTCAGGTCTCATGGCCAGAGTGTGTAGAGAATCTAACACACCCTGGGACTCAGGTCCAGTTCCGTAAGAAAGGGGCGCACGTTTAGTTGTTGATGGCACAAAGTCCAACAACGAACTGCCCGTGGTTAAAAGAGGCTTCCGGAAGGATGCTTGCGAAAATGCATTGTCAATGAGTACTCGACCCATATCAAGTGCGCCTTCGGAAGGTAATTCCCGGTATAGTGCCTTAATGAACTTTAGGTATTGACCTTCAGTCATTTTGATGCTTTGGGAATTGCGAACAATTCCGGTATACACCATTAAGGCGTTCCAACACTTGAAGACATCCTTTCGACTGAACTTCCATAGGACCCCAAAGGGTCCTTTTGGTCGACCAGACTTAGAATGTTTAATCCATTCACCTACGGGTTTTAACCCAGCCAGGTGTCTAAGGTAATCAAGTTTGATACCTTTGAGTCTTTTGACAGTCCACTCCTCACCAGAGGAACGGATCCATTTCTCAATTTCTTTTACCAAACAAATGGAATCAGATTTTGAGATACCGCAAGCACAAAGCCGTCTAATGGCGTCTCCTTTGTCGAAAGACATAGTGGTCCTCCTATTAACTAGGATGTACTACCAGGATTACGCCCAGATACGGACCTCGCATCATGGACAGGTAC